TAACAAGAGTGTTAATTGACGTAGATGGATACGAAGATAAGGGGATTAAGATCGACCCTAACGGTACGGAGGGTGAAGCTATTGAACTCCATGGGCTTCTTATTGTCCTCCCGAAGAAACCAAAGCGATCTGAAATACTCTTCCATGACCAGCCAAAGGCTATGCAGATGTGGCGACGCATTCCTATGCCCAAAGAGCTGCAAATGGTTAGAAGTATGGATGAGTGGTTCGAGAACCCTCCCGAGTTTAGAAAGAAGTTTTCTGGTTACATCGAGAAGGAGTTTGAGCGCAGGCGCAACGGTGTTTGGTTTTACAATCATGGCGTCCCTACGTATATTACGGGAAGGCACTACATGCTCTTACAATGGTCCAACATCGATATCGGCGCCCCGTATTATCTTGCGTTCCAACGTGAAATCTTTATCCACATGGCTGCGTGCGAAGCTGATCCCCGTTGTGTCGGTCAGCTTTATACTAAGTGTCGCCGTTCTGGGTATACTAATATCTGTTCTTCTGTTCTTGTTGACGAAGCTACGCAGGTTAAAGACAAGCTTCTTGGGATTCAGTCGAAGACTGGTAAGGATTCTCAAGAGAACATTTTCATGAAGAAGGTCGTTCCGATCTTCAAGTCATACCCGTTCTTTTTCAAACCCATCCAAGATGGTACAACTAACCCGCGCATGGAGTTGGCTTTCCGCGAACCATCCAAGCGAATTACGAAGAATAACAAGACGTCATACAAAGGTGACGCTCTGAACACGATCATCAACTGGAAGAATACCACGAATAACGCATACGACGGGGAGAAGCTACACATGCTATACCTGGATGAGGCGGGTAAATGGGAGAAGCCAGTTGACATACGAGAGGCATGGCGAATTGAAAGAACCTGCCTTATTGTCGGTAAAAAGGTGGTTGGCAAGGCTCTTGTAGGGAGTACGGTAAACCCAATGGACAAGGGCGGAAACGAGTACAAAGTCCTTTGGGAAGACTCTAATCCGAATGAACGCAATGCAAATGGTAGGACTAAAAGCGGACTCTATCGCATCTTTATACCAGCTTACGATGCCCTCGAAGGTTTCTTTGATCGCTATGGTAATCCCGTTACCGAAGACCCTGACAATCCCGTTGAAGGTATCGACGGTGAGCTCATCGAAACTGGGGCGAAGACGTACCTGAAGAATGAGAGAGACAGCCTCAAGGATGACGCCTCTGAACTGAACGAAGTTGTCAGGCAGTTCCCCTTTACAGAGGAAGAGGCTTTCAGGGATAGCATCGAGGGGAGCCTGTTCAATGTGGGCAAGATCTACCAGCAGATAGATCACAACAACGACCTGTATCCAAACCCTGTGGTCAGGGGTAACTTCATGTGGAAGGAGAAGGACAAAGAGGTTATATTCTCTCCTGATCCTAACGGTAGGTTCCACGTAGCTTGGCAGCCTGCCGCTGCAGACAGAAACAAATTCATCGATGAACGCGGAAAGAAAAAACCTGGGAATAGCCACATTGGTTGTGGCGGTGTTGACTCTTATGACCTCGATCAAACTGTTGACGGAAGGGGGTCCAAAGGAGCTTTACATATGTACAACAAGTTCAACATGCACGCCCCCGCAAACATGTTCGTTGTTGAGTATGCTTCCCGACCTGACCTCGCCAGCATTTTCTACGAAGACGTCCTTATGTGTGCCTTCTACTACGGCTATCCACTCCTCGTGGAAAACAATAAGTACGGCATCGTAAGATACTTTGAGTCAAGAGGTTACGATGGCTACTTAATGGATAGGCCAGCCCACTTAGCCTCTTCTAGTTCTAAGGCGAATGTCAAGACGAAAGGCATCCCTTCGAACTCGCAAGACGTAATTCAATCTCACGCGCAAGCCATTGAGACTTATATCCACGATCACGTAGGAGAGAACTCAGAGACAGGGGAGATGGGTAAGATGTATCTTAACAGAACTCTTGAGGATTGGATAGGCTATAAGATCTCAAACAGAACCAAGTTTGACTTGACCATTAGCTCGGGACTGGCTCTTCTTGGATCACAAAAAGTCAAAGCGGAGAAACCCAAGTCTAACTTCAACGAGAAGAAATTCTTTAGGCAGCATAAGATAAAACACTGGCACTCGTAATTTTAGTATATTTGCGCTAATGTACGGGGACAATAAACCAACTAAAAAAGGATTTCCCAGTCCTCTTGAAACAAGAGAGGTCAAAGAAAGCAACTCCTATGGCCTTCAGTATGCGAAGGCTATTGAGAATCAGTGGGGAACTCTCGATAGGGAGAACACCCTGATGAGGCGCAGAAGGGATACCTTTCTTAAGAACCGAGCTTACGCTAACGGAACTCAAGACACCGCTATCTATCGTCAGCTCCTGACTAGCATGGACCCCAACAACGGGGATGGCAGCTTCCTTAACCTGGATTTTACTCCAGTACCTATACTCCCGAAGTTCGCTAGAATTGTAGTGAACAAGATTCTCTCTAGAGAACCGTACCCAAACCTAGAGGCCGTCGATCCTCTCTCTTCTTCTGAAAAGGATAGAGAGCGCAAGAAGATGGAGGCTCTCATCGAAGCCAAGAAGGATCTCAAAGACATCAAGGACAAGACTGGTGTAGACGTAGCTAATGTCGAATCCCTGCCAGATACTCTTGAGGAGGCGGAGATCTTTATGGGGAACAATATCAAGTCCTCTTCTGAGATCGCTGCTCAGATCGCAACCAACATGACGCTTCAGTGGAATGACTTCCACGATTCTATCTACAGGAGATCCGTAAAGGATATCGTAGATCTCGGCATGGCTGTTGTCAAAAGAAGCAACGATCCCAACTACGGCATTGTCACTGAGTACGTTGACCCTATCGACTTCGTGCACAATGAAGTGAAAGACCCTTCGTTCGGGGATATGATCTACGCAGGTCACATCAAGCGGATGCCTATCCATGAGCTTAAGAGATTGGCTGGGGATCAGTTGACCGAGGAGGACTATAAGAAGATTGCCGACACAGTAAAGTCAAAGAGCCAGAATAAGTCTCATAGAATGTCTCAGTCTACCTACGATCCCGAAACGAATCGTAGTCACTACGGGTATGACGAGTTTATGGTTGACGTTCTTGAGTTCGAGTTCTTGTCCGTTGACAAGATGTACTTCGAAGAGAAAGAGAGCAGGTACGGTAACGTAGGCTTCTATGCCAAAGAAGAAGGCTATAAGGCCCCAGAGAATTCTGTTTACAGACGTGAGGTCAAGTGCCTTGAGAACGAGACTGTCTACGGAGGTTACTACGTGCTTGGATGCGATAAGCTCTTCAGCTACGGCATGAAGACCAACATCCCTAAGAACCTCTACGACCTTTCAAAGGCAAACCTCTCTTACTCTGTTGTCGCAACGAACATGGACAACATGATGCCTAAGTCTATGGTGAATAGCTGCATCGGGTTTGCTGACCAGCTCCAGCTTACGCACCTTAAGATCCAGCAGGCTATCGCTAAGGCTAAGCCAGATGGCATCATCATTGACATCGAAGGTCTGGAGAATGTCCAGCTCGGAAAGGGTGGAGAGTTGCAGCCATTGGAGCTCCATGACATCTACGAACAAACGGGTGTATTTTACTACAGAAGCAAGAACCCAGAAGGTGGATTCCAAAACCCACCGATCAGAGAGATCGGGAATGCTGTTCGTAACATCAATGAATTCATTGGGTTGTACAACCACTACCTGCGCCTCATCAGAGACACCACAGGTATCAATGAGATGATGGATGCTTCTACGCCTAAGGGGGATACTCTCGTGGGTGTTCAGCAGCAAGCAATCGCAGCTGGTAACAATGCTATCTACGACATGACGCACGCATCCATTGTGCTCTTTAAGAAGGTGTGCTCTGACATCGTCAAGTGTCTGCAGATCCTTCCAGTGGGTAGCGTCATTTACGAGGCATACGCTAACGCTGTAGGTGAGGCTAACATGGAGGTGCTCTCTTCATTTGATGACCTGCCTATGTACAACTTCGGTGTGCGTATCGTTAAAGAGATGGAGGATGCTGAGCGTCAGTACCTTGAGCAGAACATCCAGGTAGCCCTTGCTCAGAAAGAACTCGACATCGAAGATGCCATTGCTATACGACAGCTTAAAGACGTGAATCAAGCCGAGAGGCTTCTCATTGTTCGCAGAGCGAAGCGTATGGCTAGAGCCCAGCAAATGGCTATGCAGAACTCTCAGCAGCAAGCTCAGATCCAGCAGCAGTCAGCTCAGGCAGCTTCTCAGGCGCGTCAGCAAGAGCTTCAGATGGAGGCTCAGCTTAAGGCGCAAGAACTGCAAATGAAAGCTCAGCTCGACATGCAGATGGAGCAGGTTAAGCACCAGTTCCGTAAGGAGATCGAACTTATCAGAGCTCAAGCAACTCTCGGATTTAGAACAGAAGAGCAAGAGTTCAAAGAGAAGCTCGAAGTTCTCAAAGAGGATCGAAAGGACGAGCGCGTCGAGAAGCAAGCAGTGGAGCAAAGCAAGCTTATCTCTCAGAGAAAAGGAGAGAGATCAGAGCTCACAGAGGGTCCTGAGACTCAAGTCGGTGGGCCTCAAAACGTAGATGATATCGTTAAAAACATTATTGAGCAGGGCGCTTGACGCACTAAAAACAATCATAAAAAAGATAATGGCTAAAGTAAACCTAGATATAGCGCCCCGCCTAGACATTGTGTGTAAGAGAGGGGACTCGTTTAAGTTGGTAGTTGATTTTCAGACGCCAATGCCACTTGACACCTCAGCTACTTACATCCTGAAGGTCGCAGAAGATTCAGAGGCGTCTCCGTTGAGTGCTACGTTTACCTACGACATTACTAACGGGGAGGCTTCTAACTCTAAGCTTACTATCGAGGCCACTTCTACGGTTACCCTCGGCATCGAGCCAGGTCTTTACGTTTACGACCTACAGGTTACAGACACCAACGCTGACGTCTTCCCTGCTGTAGGAGGCGCCCCTTACGAAGCAACTCTACTTTACGGAACGTTTAGGGTGAATGACGACGTCAACATCTCCTGATTCTCCTTTAGTATATTTGCAGTATGAGTAGTCCAACGGTAATTGTAAACTCCACCCCAGTAGTCAAAGTTAGTTATGGACTGCCAGGAATTGGGGTTCCTTCAGGCGGGATAAAGCCACAAGTATTAAAGAAAAGTTCAAGCGCTGACTATGCCACCGAGTGGGGTGACGTAGAGGTTTTGATGCTTGACAGAACTGATCTGACGTTCACAGGAACGCTCTCTAAAGGAGATCCTGTCTACATCAACTCAAGCGGACAGATCGCTGCTTGTGACGCTGCTGATGCAGCTACGCTCCCTCCCGTTGGGTTGGTTGCTGGAGATGTTACTGATCCAGAAGATGACGTAGATGTTATCCTCGTCGGTGCTCTGATTGACGCTAACACTGCGACTTTCTCTGTCGGTGACAGACTGTATGTCGCAACAGGCGGAGGGATTACCGCTACCGCTCCTAGCGGAACGGATGCTTCTTACTCTGTCGGGGTTGTTTCTAAGGTAGATTCTACCGAAGGGATCATCTCAGTTTACGTAGATGGGAGCAACAACACTTTCGAAGGGTTGGCTCAGAATCAGATCTGGGTGGGTAACGCTAACGGTGTGGCTACTCAATACACACACCAGCTCAGCACTCTTATCGATGTTGACTCTAGCATGTCTCCTTCTGCAAATGATTTCCTTAGATACTCTGGAACTCAGTGGGAGGCGTCTTCTGCGCCGTTCACTTTCGCTGACATCACTGGGTTGGATCACTTGCCGCAAGGACATGTGTACGTCGGTGATTCAAGCAACTTGACTTCAACGACAGATACGATCTACGTAGACGTCGCAAACAGCAGAGTCGGGATTGAAACTACATCTCCGCAAGAAGCGCTGCATGTAGATGGGAGAATAAATCTTAGTGCGGGCGGTGTTAACCAGAAGTATATCCTTATTGGAACAGAGCTGCCCAACTCGTTATTTAATGGTGCTGTAGGTATTGGCGAAAGGGTGTTTCAAAATTCTACAAGCTCGAGCTTTGCAGTTGCTATCGGCAAAGAAGCGGCTCAAAATGCAACGGGAAACAAAAACATTGCGATAGGTCAAAGAGCAATGCGAGGGGGTTCTGGTTCGACTGGTTCCTACAATATATCCGTGGGGGCTCAGACTATGCTGAGCCTTACAGACGGCTCATATAACACCGCAATGGGCCAATCCGCTATGCAATCCTTAACTAGTGGTGAATTCAATGTGTCCTTGGGTGCGTACGCTGGTTTTCTATCTACTACGGCGTCTTACTCAACCTATGTAGGAGCTCAGTCTGGCTATCAGACTTCTGGGGGGAATAACGTGGCTGTCGGATTCAACGCTCTAAACGGCACATTTAACCAATCTACATTCGAGAATACTGTAGCAGTCGGTTACGAGGCTCTTAAAGTTCTCACTACAGGCGCAAGCAATACTGCTATCGGTTATGAAGCCTTGCATGATTTAACCACTGGTAGTTACAACACTGTGCTTGGTTATCAAGCTGGTAATGACTTGACTACTCAGAATGAGAATACGCTGATAGGTTATCAGACTTCTGGTGCTGTTAGTGCGACTGCTGTTGGAGTGCTCGCATCAGCGGCTGGGGTTGGCTCAATAGCTTTAGGGGCAGTCGCAAGCGCTAATGCAATCTCTACTGTTGCAATCGGGACGTCGTCGCGTTCTGAAAGCGTTGGTTCTGTAGCAATCGGACGTCTTTCTAGAGCCCACGAAAGAGGCGTGTTTGTTGGGTATGACACTGGTAGATACAACAACGGTGAGGGGAATACTGTCATCGGTTATGAAGCTGGAACAGGCTCCACTCAGCAGCCAGGATCTACGTACAACTACAACGTCCTTCTTGGTTACAGAGCTGGGCACCAGCTTGAAACGGGTTCTGGCAACGTATTCATCGGGTATGGAGCAGGGAGCTCTACTTTGTACGACAACCACAGACTCCGTATCAGTGGCCAGTCACTCGGCGTGCCTAACGCAACCGATCTTATCTACGGGGAGTTCGACAACGAGTTCGTTAAGATCAATGGGGACTTAGAGGTTAGAGATGACATCGTCAGCTCAAACAACGAAGACATCACCATCATCCCAGATGGCACAGGTCACGTCTTGCTCGGTAACTACGAGTTCGATACAAACCAAACTCTAGCCCCTGCGCTTGACAGATACATTCTTACGTATGATGCGAACACAGAAGAAATCTCTCTTCAAGAGAACCCAGCACTTGAGGGAGAGCTAGATGTTAATCTTGTTGTAGAGACGGTAAAGAACGACACTGCAAACACGCTCAACAAAGGTACTGTAGTGTACATCACTGGTGAAGATGTTGACGGCAACACTACTGTTGATGTAGCTAACAATACTGATGAGACTAAGATGCCTGCTGTTTTCGTTCTCAACGAAGATATCGCAGCTGGAGCTACTGGTCAGGCTGTTTTCTCTGGGCTGCTTGATGCAGTGAACACTGCTGGATTCAGTGTCGGCGATGTTGTATATGTTGGAAATAACGGAAACTTTGTAAGCGAAAGGCCCGAGAGCCCTAACGTTATTCAAGAGATTGCTATTGTAGCCAACGTGAGCGCTACAGATGGGAAGGTTTACGTATCTAAAGATGTTAAAGAAGACCCAGAAAAAATTCACTTCCCAGTTCGTAATGACGAAGGGGCGACTATACCCGCAGGAACTCCTATCTACTCTAAGGGTGAGATTGGAGGAAGTGAGAGAATTCTAGTAGGTATCGCAGACGCAAGCGATCCAACAAAGATGCCTGCCATAGGTATCGCTACAACAGAACTTACGACTACGGGCGCAGATCAAGATGGTCTTGCCATTATGGTTGGAACTTACAACACCAACATCAGTGGCTTTACAGGGCTTGCAAATAACGACGTGTTGTATGTTGCCAGCGGCGGAGGGCTGACAAAAGACAAACCAACTGGCTCTAACCTCATTCAAAACGTTGGTATAGTCCTAAAGACGAACGGAACAATTTGTCAGGGCCTCAAGGTGTCGTGCATTGGCCGTACTAATGACGTTCCTAACATCGCCACAGGAAACATCTGGGCGGGTAACGCAAACGGTGCTGCTCAAGCTACAGACACAGCTTATATAGACATTGCTAACGGAAGAGTTGGTATCGGCACTACATCTCCTACTCAGGCCCTCCATGTGAGTGGCTCAGGAAACAATATATACATTGACGACGGCAACCTAGTTCTGAACGCAGCAAACGCTGGTAAAGTAAACTTCGGTGTAGCTGGGGAGATGGGTGCGAGTAATACAGGAAACACAGTAACACTTCAGAAAAGCGGAAACACCAATAAGTTTGTGTTTGGTACGCAGAACGGAGCATTGACCATTCGGGACGACGCCACATCCGCTTACACAGTAGTCGAAAAAGAGGCTATTAAAATAAATTCTTCAGGAGACCTCAAGTTCCTTCAGCACAGCGGTACTACAAACAATGACGGAAAGGTTCTTAATTGGAGTAACTCGATTTCTTCAGTAGCCAGTGTGAGAGGCGTGGTCAGTGTTGCTGGAGACTTGAGGGTTAACGACTACTCTTCTGGATCTGCCGTTGAGGTTGCCAGACTAGGTAATGACGGGGTTCTCAGGTTCTGGGAGGGAGCCAACTACGTAGGCCTGAAGGCTGCTTCAGCCATGACCTCTGATGTAGAGTTTGTCCTTCCAGCTACCGACGGTACGCCAGGTCAAGTGCTCACGACAGACGGTAGCGGCAACTTGACTTTCGCTACATCTGTTTCTGCAGACACCAACATTGCGAACACCGACCTTACTCTAGATAATGATAGGGTACTTCAATTAGACAACTACGATTTTTCAATTAAAGATGGAGGTCTTACTAGACTAGGTTGGAACGACGCTGCTGGAGCATGGAGTATGGTAGGTAGCCTTGGGATCACTGGTGATTTAGCTCTCACTGGAAACTTCTCTCAAGTAGGAAATACAACACACACAGGTTCTTTTGAGGTCAGAAGCTCAAGCAGTATTACCGCTGGCGCAATCAGTATTGCTGATAATGATAACAGCAACACTGTAACTATTGCCGCTCCTTCTACGCTATCTAATGATCTTACCTTCGTGCTTCCGTCTACTGACGGGCAGTCAGGTCATGTCCTTCAAACGGACGGGTCAGGTAATCTGTCATTCGCTGCTGGAGGTACTGGAACAGGAGATAACCTAGCCACCGCTGACCTGACTCAAACATCAGGTCAAAGCAGAACCTACACCACGGCTAGCTCCAACCTTTTGACGTTCGAGACTTCTACGACTACCCCAGCCTTCATAAGAATCGAAGACTACGGAGATGCCACTGACACTCTAAGCTTCCAGGCTAATCCAGGAAGAATCAAGTTCAAGGCTACAAACAACGCTGTGTCTGGCGCTATATCCCTTAAGGAGGCTACAAATAATGGAAACGACTACATAACTATTCAAGCGCCATCTTCGCTAAGTTCGCCTGTCACTCTTACACTACCTAATTCAGACGGTGATGCCAACCAGGTTCTCAAAACAGACGGGTCGGGTAACCTAGATTGGGTTGATCAGACAACAATACCAGCCCTCAACATAACACGGGTAGCTGGTACTGGAGGCTTGGGTGAAGTCCCCTTTTACAGCAGTAACAACCTTGTTCTTGACAGTGATGCTACTTTCAGATTTAGTGGTGGTACACTTTCTACCCCTAAACTAAATTCTGACCAGATCCCTCAAGTTAGACCGACTTCGACATCTGCTGTAGGCACTTACGGTGGTAATTCGGAGACGATATCCAAGATAGGGACTGACGTAAGTGTAGTTGCTGGAAAGGTTTATAACCTTGCTGGAGGCTCATTCACAGAAACTGATGCTGAGGCAGAGGCTGACTCAAAAGGATTGCTTGCTGTAGCCTCAGCTACAGGAACCACCAACGGTACCGACATGGTGCTTAAGGGGGCCGTGAAGCTGTCTACCAATGCGGCATTCAGTGGCGCCAGCATCGGCGATCCAGTTTACTTGAGAGGAGCAGATGGCTCACAGTCCAACAAGGGAACACTTACAGCTACCCCTCCATCTACTCCAGGTGACATTGTTAGAATTGTGGGCTACGTTACAGACCCAGCTAATGGCATTGTGTACTTTAACCCAGACAGCACTTTCATTGAAGTATGAGTGTAAGCAAAATAAACGGTGTTACTTGGAGCGGCATCTCTAAGGTTAATGGTGTAGCTAAAGCCAACGTCGCAAGAGTTATCTCCTGCCTCGTTACTGCAGGTGGCGGTGGTGGCGGCGGTTCTGTTTCAACTAAGTCGGTTGTCTACGATGGTGTTGACGCAACTACTTTGATTACAAACCAACACACTTTTAGTACCATACTTTATAGGTCTGCCTACGACAAAGCCACTATTTCTATCTGGGTTAATCTTGACGGGGTTACTGACACTACTGAGCAAAACATATATGCATCTAGTTTTGTCAACGGGCCGATAGCCACCAGAGACTTTTTGAGAATAAAAAGAACTTCAACAAACAACCCAGCGAATGTTGTGGTTTTTGCAAATAACGCTTCAATAGATGATAAAAACTCAGTCCACAACGCAGCGTTTTGGAAGCAGGTTCAAGCGCCGTCAGTTGCAATGGACGAGTGGATACACGTTTGCTTAGTGTGTAAGCAGGCTTCAGGAGGTACAGGTTATGATGCTACCATATTTGTGAATGGGTCTTCTGCAAGTGACACGTCTACCACAAATCCCTCTACAGCGACTAATAACCTTGTATACAATAGGGATGCTGGCTTAGGATCAGACTACAGTCCAGTCAATACGACATTTGTAGCGTTTGAAGAAATGAAGCTTAGCGACTATATCGTTTGGTCTGACGAGCTGACATCTTCAGAAATCACAGAGATATACAATGCTGGCGTGGGTGGATTTGACCCATCTACTAACTCTGGAAACTACGCAAGTAGTGCTGATCTTAAAATCCATTACGAGGTAGGTAACACTGCTGAGGATACGACCGAGGCACCTGTGACAAATAATACTGGCACTTCTGGCAACTTGGTTCACACCAACGTAGAATTTGCATCCTTATGATATACGTGATAGCACCTAGAAATGAGGTTACTCAGGCTATGATTGACGCCTCGATGGGTCAGTCCTTAGACGGCCTAAGATCTTCTGTGTATGGCTCTGACAGGGTAATACTGAAGTTTCAGGGGGCCGCTCCAGATTCTGTGTCTGGTTACACGCAATACAATGCCTCTCAAATAAAGGATATCCTTGAAGATCCTGATGGAGACTGGGTTCCATTTACAGATATAGACGACGTATGAGTACAACTCCGTTCACATATTCGCTTCAAAAAGAAGTTGGTAGGCTGGGTTCAGACAACTACAAAGCTGTCTGGGATATCAGCGCTACGGCCTCGCTCAGTCAAGATGTGAGGTCTCAGTTCGCTGATGACCCCACAAACGGTTTTAAGGTTAAGGCGGTTCACATCGTAAAGCCTGTAGAAGGAGGGACTGGATATTACTTGCACTGCAGGTACTACGTAGACGGATTGAAGGATACCAGTCAGAGGTATACAATATCCATAGGTGACAGCACCTACGCTACGAGATTGTTTGCAACGTTCTCCGACATAAAGGATGACCTATACGAGAAGTTTGATCAGAACGGCGTTTCAATTACTCAAGTTAGATACGAGGCTACACCTCAAAGAGCTCCTGAGCTAGAGGCGCTTCTTTATCGAGAATACCCTTCAGGTGTGCTTGTATCATCAGATAACAATAGCTACGTATATGACGTATAATTTTATACCATACACGCTTGGGAGCTTGATTTATTCTTCGTCCACCCAACTGACTTAATCGGAAATCGGATGCTGCTGGATGGATTCCAAACAGTAAGGTTCCGTAACGATTTATTTTCGTATATTCGCATCGTTAATCAAAATCAATCTAATGCCACAAACATTTACAACTAAGCGCTGGGCCATCACAGGCGAGCAAAATTTCGGAGAGTTCTCTCTCTTGAATCCTAAGATTAAAGTTCTTGCATGTCAGGTTCTTGACAACAATGCTGTAATCGTAATCGAAGCAAACGAGAACGACGGGGTGTTTAAGCACCGTAGCACTGTGTCTTATACAGAGTACACTGAGACTGACATCAATGAGATTGTCGATTCAGCTATGACGGCTGCATTCCCTGATGCCACTGTAACCACAGAGCCAGCGGAGTAAGACAATAGAGTCTATAAAGAGAGGGGCCATCGAGCCCCTTTCTTTGTTTTGTATATTTGCGTTATGAGCAGTCCAAGCGCTATCTCCAAGAGAATCAAGAACATGCTGAAGAAGTATGGGTTGAAGGGAGTGAACAAACCTAAGTCCACACCTAAGCACCCAAAGAAGTCTCACATGGTTCTGGCTAAGGAAGGCAATAAGATCAAGCTTATCCGATTCGGAGAGAAAGGAGCCGACACTGTAACAGAGTCAAACCCAACCCCAGCTAGACGCAAGAAACGTGCAAGCTTCAAAGCGCGTCACGCCAAGAACATAGCGAAAGGCAAAATGAGCGCAGCGTACTGGGCGGATAAAGTAAAGTGGTAACATGAACGCAGTCAAGTACAACAAGGGAGGTAAGCTTAAAGTAAGCACGAAGACTATGAGCGTGCCACCACCCGCTGGATATCACTGGATGGAAGAGCGCGGTAGATACTTCTTGATGAAAGGAGACTACAAGCCGCACCCCAACGCTGTAAAAGAAGCCAAGTTCAAGATGGTATCTCATGGCTAAGTCAGCCAAGAAAAAGAATCCAGGGCTATGGAAGAGAATCGTTGCCCGTATCAAAGCGGGCAACAAGGGCGGGCGGGCAGGACAGTGGTCAGCACGTAAAGCTCAGCTTGCTGTAGCTGCATACAAAAAGGCTGGTGGAGGCTACAAAGGCAAGAAGTCAAAGAGTAACAGCCTAAGCAAGTGGACTAAGCAGAAGTGGCGCACATCAGACGGTAAGCCATCAAAAGGCAAGAAGAGATACTTGCCAGACAAGGCTTGGAAGTCACTGAGTGCCAGTGAGAAACGAGCCACCAACAGGGCTAAAGCAGCAGGCAATAAGAAGGGTAAGCAGTTTGTAAAACAACCCAAGCGTATTGCCAAGAAGGTCGCAAAGTACAGAAAGTAAATTAGTTATATATTTGCACAAAATTTAATTCATGGAAAATCAAGAAGTTAACGAAACTTCCTCAGTGGAGTTTTTGTCTGACGAGCAAGTTCAGAACGTCACAGCTGAAGACATTCAGCAATCAGAGGCAGCTCAACCAGCTCCACCTGATGTGATTGATCTGGATGCAGCGATGCAGACAGACCAGGAGCCAGCAACGGCAGCTCCTGAAGAAACCTTTGACAATACAGGACAACAACAACAAACTTATCAGGAGCCTATTGATGTCGATGCGGAAGTGCTTTCATACCTAAGCGAAAAGCTGGGTAGACAGTTCAACTCATTCGATGACTTGGCTCCTCAGCAACAAGAAAGAGCGCTTGACGAGCGTGTAGAGGCGATCGCTCGGTTCGTCGAAGAGACAGGCCGAGATCCTCAAGATTGGTTCAAGTACCAACAGCTGAACGCTTCCGAAATGGATGACATGACTGCTGTTAGACTTCAGATGATCGGAGATTATCAGGACCTTAATCAAGACGAACTAGATACGCTTCTCTCTAGCAAGTACAAGCTCGATCCGAATCTGCATACAGAAGAGGAGGTGAAACTTTCACAGTTGCAGTTGAAGATGGATGCCAAGGAAGCACGGGATAGAATATCCGCTTTGCGCGATACCTACAAAGCCCCGATTGTTTCTCAGGAATCTGTCGACGACGCTTCTCCGATTGATGACCAATGGATCGCAAACATGCAGAGAGATCTCGGTGCCCTCGATGGCGTTGAGTTCGATCTGGGGAATGGTAATTCTTTTACCTTCGGTTTGACTAACGAGTATAAAAGTCAGCTTAACGAGAAGAACACTCGCCTTGACGAGTTCTTTGATCCTTACGTGAGCGAGGATGGGACTTGGGATTACGACATGTTGAACATGCACCGCACAGTGATTGACAATATCGAAACGATTGTACAGTCAGTCTACAAGCAAGGCATGTCAGATGGTCAACGAGGAATCGTTAACCAAGCAGCAAACGTCAGTGCCAAAAGCCCGAATCAAGGTAGCTCTCAACCAGGAGAATCGTCACTCGCAGCACAGCTTCGGCAAGCGCTTGGTAGTAACAATCTCACATTTCGTTGAACAATAA